AGGACTTGTTAGTTGGATGTTCGATAGAATGAATATCAACAAGAATAAAATGATAGTATGCGACAGCAATAGACCTACTAAAATTCATGCATTAAGAAGAGGTGGATGGGAATATGCAGTTGCTGTAGGCGGAAAGAGCAAGGTAGTTGATAGAATCGGGACTCTACAGAGTTTGAACATATATTATACTGATTCTAGTAAAAACATAGCATTTGAACAAGATGCTTACTGTAGGAAGAAAGATAAGTTCGGAGTTGTACAAGAAGAACCGGAGGACGATAATAACCACACATTAGATGCTATAACATACATCGTAGAGAAGTTGTTTAAGATTGGAGTTATTCGTAATCTGTAGACTTATCTTAATAAGTGGCATTAATAAAAATATTATATTTGCAATATGGGATTTAACTTCAATATAGGTTTTAATAGCTCTGCACCTTCGTCAGTTGAGCGAAATAGCGATGGAAGCTTCTTCTTTGAGACGCAGACTTCTGACGCAAAACACACTAAACTACTGACTGATACTCAGAAGCTAAAAGCAGTATTAACAAATCCAGCAGCTTTAAAAGTATTCACTTTGAACTGCGACTTGTTCAGTTTAGGGAGAGTCAATAAGGTCGGTGGAGATATAGATTTTTTATATTCTCAGCGAAAAAAGCCTAATTTCAAACAAACCTGGACACAGTTTTTGTGGGAATATATGTTTTGGGTACAAACAGGAACAGCTTATTTATGGCATCCCGATGGAAAATTATCCGATAATAGCACTATCCAATGGTTAAATCCTACTTGCATAGACTGGGATTCTAGCGTCATAGATAAGTTAAAAGGACTTGTTTTTTCTGAAGCTACTTATAATGAGATACTTAAGGGAACTATAAAATATAACTTAGGTAACGGTAGCACAAAAATAATTCCTCTTAATGAGATCACTCCATTTTTTGATTTATCGAACATAGTCGATGGTAATTTTTATCAAGGAGCTTCTAGATTAGATGCGTTGTATAAAGTCATTTCTAATTCGGAACAAGCATTGGATGCTAAATCTATAAACTTAGAATTCACTAAGAAATTTATGGTGTCTGGAAAGAATTCCGATGATAATATCATGAACTTAGTTATGCCTGACGGGGAAAAATCTTCTATTGAAGCATCCATGCGTTCTAATAAGTCAGTTCACGCAGTTAAAACTCCGGTAAATATATCGAGATTTGTAGAGAATATCGCAAGTTTAAAGTTAGATGACAGTTATTATAATGACTTTTTTATGATTGGAAGTATGTACGGCATACCTAAAGATGTACTTGAGTCAGCTATTAGAGGTAATTCTACTTACGATAACCAAGAAAAAGCTATAGGAAGACATGTTGACTACGTTATGAAGCCTAAAGGACAGATGCTTACAGACGAATTAGAAGAAAAATTCGGTTATGATGCATTAGAGATGAATTGGAATCACTTATCTTTTAATCAGGTGTTTGAGCTTCAGAGAGCTACTGTTATAAAAGCTAAGCTTGACAATATTATACTTGCGAAAGCTAATAACATAAATTTAGATGAGATATGATAATTAAAGACTACGACCACGGAAAAGAGCATTATAAAAAACTAATGAAGGAACGTGAAAAATACGATAAAAAGATTGCAGAACAAAAACTTATTAAGAAATGAATATATCTGAAATAGTAAAGAATAAAGCTGAGATAATATCTCTAAAGAAAGCTGAAATTAAGACTGTAAAAGGAGGTCTCACTAACGTATCAAAGACTTCAGCTATAAAAGGAGTCTTTAAAGACAATGAACTTAGCTTAGAGAGAACTATTGTAGGAAATACTTATCTTTGGATGGATTCTCACGATGATGTTCACGCAAAGAATATTTTTGCTAAATCAATTAAAGAAAACAAGAGTATATTCCACTTGCATGACCATGAATTCAAGATTACTGCTAAAGTAGGAGAGCCAAAAAGTGTTTACGAGCAAGAGATAGCCTGGAAAGACTTAGGAGTTGATAAAAGCGGTATGACTCAAGCTTTATTGATGGATACCGAAATAATGAAAGAATACAACTCGCAAATATTCGCTGAATATAAGGCAAATAGAGTTAATCAACATTCTGTCGGAATGGTTTACGTTAAGATTGACTTAGCTGTAAATGATGAAGAATATGAGGAAGAGTATAAAACTTGGATTGATAATGTTGATTCAATAGGAAATAAAGACAAGGCAGAAGAGAAAGGTTATTTTTGGTTTGTTAGAGAAGCTAAATTAATAGAAATAAGTGCAGTTTTAATGGGCAGTAATGAACTTACTCCTACGATGCAAGAAGATACAGAAGAAGCCGACAAAGTCACTTCAACTACAGAGCCGACGATTGTCACTCCGGAAATAGTCAAAAGAAGAAATATTTAATAATTAAAATTAAACAAATGAATTTTAAGTACAAAGGGCAAGATGCCATTGACAAAATGACTCCATTAGAAGCAGATGCTTACCAAGTGGAAAAAAGAACATTCGAGCAAGAGGCTACGAATAAACAAATCGCTGATGCAGTACTAGTTGCTACTAATGATTTTGCAACAAAAATGGCAGAATCTTCTGCTCAAATTGCGAAGTTAAAAGAGAATGCAGTTGAAACTGAAAAAGCTAAAGCTGTTTCTTTGAAGGATGAGTTGTCAGCTAATAAAGAAATCTTGAAAGAGATTGCAGGCGGTATTTCTAATAAAGAAGTAGTTGTAAAAGCACTTACTACAAGAGCTGCTATTGTTGGTAATGAGCAAGCTTATGATTTACCTGATTTAGGTCAATTGGCTACTCGCAAATTATCTATGTACGACATTTTCCCTAAGTTAACTATCGGTGATGGTAACAACAACGGAGTTGTGCGCTATTACGATTGGGATGAAGCTACTATCGCTAGAGCTGCTGCAGCTGTTGCTGAAGGTGTTGCTTTTGCTGAGTCTACTGCTAAGTTCAAGAAAGGAAGTGTTGCTATCCAAAAAATTGGTGATACATTACCAGTTACTGAGGAATTCTTCGAAGATGCTCAAATGTTTGCTGCTGAATTAGGAATGTTCCTTGACACTAACGTTGCATTAGAGGTTGATAGACAAATCGCTCTTGGAGATGGTACAGGAAACCAAATCACTGGTCTTGTTGCTTCTGTTGACGCATTTGTTCCTGCTGCAAGTGGAATTGCTGATGCTTCAATCTACGATTTAGTAGTTAAGATTTCAGAATCAATTACTGCAGGTGGAGGATCTAAATATATGCCTAACTTCGCAGTTATGAATATTGCAGACATCAACAAGATGAAATTGAAGAAAGACGCTAATAACAATTACGTTATGCCTCCATTCGTTTCAAGAGATGGTGGAAGTGTATCTGGAATTACCATCATCGAAGCTAATATTATCCCTGCTAACACAATGGTTGTTGGAGATAATCGTTTCGCTAGAATCTACGAAAAAGGTGGTGTTGAAATGTCTAAAGGATATTCAGGAACTCAATTTGTTGAGGATGAAATGACTTTGAAAGCAAGAAAAAGATTAGCATTCTTAATTCGTTCTGCTGATAAAGGTGGATTTAAGAAAGTAACATCTATCTCTGCTGCTTTAGTAACATTAGCAACATAGTAATATGATTAAAGTAGAGTTTATAAAAGACTTTGCTGCCAAGAAAAAAGGAGATGTAGCTGAGTACGATAGTCAATTGGCTTCGTACTTGGTTCATACCGAAAAGGTAGTTAAGTATTGGAAAGAAGAATCTAAAAAGAAATAAATGTATCTAATAGACCAAACATATTTTACTAAGCAATATAATATTCCTAACTTGAATGAGATGGATAGTGATGTCTTCTCTAATTTAGAGCAGTATATTGATAAGGATGTTAGGTCATTGCTAAGAAATGTTCTAGGATACACTCTTTTTAAGGATTTTGATAGTTATGTAGTTGACGGAATCCTTCCAAACACAGCTCCTCAGAAATGGCTAGACTTTGTAAATGGCAAAGAATACGAAATCAACGGAGAGACTGTTAAATGGAAAGGAATTATGTACGAGGAAGGATTATCTAAAACTTCTGTTTTAGTGCCTTACATCTATCATAATTGGCTCAGAGACAACATTAGCCAGGTAACTGGAGTAGGTGAAAAAGTAATATCTGCACAAAATGCGGTAAATGCTAATTCTAATCAACGCATAGTTGCGGCTTGGAACGATTTTATATCTATGTATCAAGGCGATTTATGCTACAAAAGTCCCGACACTTATTTTATTAGAGGTGTTAGATTTACTGATTGGTTAGGAGAGAATTACAATGAAGACATTCCATTAATAGATTTCTTGGGAGATAATGAAGCTGACTATCCGGATGCTTTAAGAGTCCTTTATAGGAAACAAAATCAGTTAGGGATATGATTATAGTCGAGGACGTATTAAAAGAGATATTCTCACAAATTCCTGCTATAAAAGACAGTAATTCTGTTAGCTTCTTGCCTAAGTTTAACTGGGGAAGTATGAATACGTTAAACTTGTATTTGTCTCAGTTAAAAAAAGGTACTAAGTATCCATTGATATGGCTTACTGAAACTGTTGATGAGTCAGACATTTACGCTCATAAATTGGAAAAGCCTATAAAGCTAATATTGGCAAAACAGTCAATACATACTACGAACACAAATCCTATAATATGGGAAACAGAGTTTAAAGATGTTTTGAATCCATTGTTAAAAAGTGTAATAACGGCTATAGAAAAAAGCGGAGTAACATCTATAAAAGGAGGATCATTTAAGAGTAGAAGATTAGCTAATTATAGTGAAGGCACAGAATCTTTAACTATTGATAATTGGAACGTAATTGTATTTGAAGCCACTGTCATTTTTAGAGAAAAAGCTGATGGAACAGCTCAATGTATAAATATAATAAAATTCTAATGAAAAAAGTTAAATATAGAGCGGAACTAAAAACATTTAAAGTGGTGAGTCCGTTTACTTACGACAGACCTTATAGAAAAGGAGACTTTATAGTTCTAAGTGATAAAGCTACAATTGAGAAATTAATTAATAATAAAATCATAAAATAATGGTAACAGGATTAAATTTATTGAACTGTTCGTCTTCGGATGTAGTAGGAACAGGATTAGCAGGATGTAGAAACGACAGAAAAAGAGTTGTTGCTATTGGATTGCTTTCAAAAGGGACTAAATTAGTAGGAGTGGTTGACAAGGCTGCTATTCAATTGCTTCAGCAAACAGGTAAACTTATCTATCTAAAAGGAGTCATTACATTTGCAGACAATACTCCAGACCCAACAATTGTAACGAGAGAAGGTTCAGGATTCAAGACACTAGTGTCTGAGCTTCCTTACGAATATCTTGCTACATTTGATAATGGGCAGAACTTCCAAAAAGCTTTAAAGTCTATTAGCGGAAACGGTAATTACGATTTAGTTTTATGGGATGTTGATGATGTAATGTGGTTGACTCAAAACCTTGCTGGAGATGTTAAAGGATATGCGTTAGGAATGCATAATAGTGGAAAATACGTTGGTAACGACGGCACAAACGCTGCTTCTCAAACTTTAATGCTTCAGCTTACTGAAAGAAGCGAAGTTGACGAGAGAATGAGCTTTGTGAAACCGGAAGACTTTTCTTCAAATGATATTGACGGTGTTAACGATGTTAAAATCGCAATTGACCCGATTGCAGCTTTATCTACAGATATAGTTATTTCTCCTTATTTACTTGACGGAAGTCATTTGGTAGAAGGACTTACCGTGTCTGACTTAAAAGTTACTCGCAATGGTGTTGCAATAGTGCCTACTGCAGTATCTTATATTACTAACGAAGGTAAAGTTACGCTAACTGTTTCGGCTAATACTGCTGCAGATATAGTAACGGTACAGTTATGGGACGCTACACTTGTTAAAAGTATCATTTTGTCTCCTGCTGATGTTCTTTACAAATCGAATGTAGCTACTGCTGTAGTTGCTTAATTGGAATCCAATTACATTACTGAAAAAGGGGTGGGCATGTCCTGCTCCTTTTTTTTTATTTAATCAATCTATGACCGTAAAAGAATATATCGATAACGCAATACTTGTTAGGGGATATATCCTTGAGGAGACTGCTAAAGCTGTTTATAAAAACGAAGTTGAGATTATTAAGTTAAACACCGAAGACCAATTATTTAATAAAGGAATCAATGTAGAAGGAGGGTTATTGGGAGTATATTCTAGAGATCATCAGCCTTCTCCTGACTCTATATTGAAAGGATATCCTAAATTAAGAGGTCAGCGTTATAATTTTGTTGACTCTGGCAGATTATTTAACGATATGGAAATCAATGTTGCTGAGAACAAAGTAATATTTTCTAATACAGACACAGGTAATAAACTCCTTGATTTACACTCGTTAATTGGTGCTGATTTCATAGGACTTACTTCTGATAACGTTTATAGACTTAACTACGAAATTATTCAGCCAGAATTGTTTAAATTTATACAAAAATATCTATGACTATTTACGATGATATAGAGATACTTCCCTTATATAATTGGGACAAATATCTATCGACAAAGGACACTAATTGGTTTAGAAAAGATTTTGATGGCAGACAACCTAAAGAAGAGCCGTTTATTCAGGAGGAAGAGAAGATATTAGAGCAGTATTTTAACGCAATTAACGACAGGTCTTTTACTATTAAGTTGCAGAAATGGGCAAAGATTAACAACTTAATGACTAAGTACAACGTTGTCAATGCATTACTAGATAGATTTTCTATGGGTTTTGCCGATATTCAATTAGAAATGCGAATGGAGTTTATTAAGCAATTAAAACTTCATGGATTTAAAATGTCGGAAATAAATACTGAAGAAGGAGATATTGAAGATATAATTAGGATAAGAAGAGAAGTAGAAGGTATTAAAACCAAAATAAAACTTCTTGAGAATGAGTTAAAAGAAGACGGTAAAAAAGAATCTGTTTCTTTACAAAGACAGCTTCAGATAGCCACTTTAGGACTAGGGTATTCTTATAGATTAAATCCAAAAGAAATATCGTTAGCTGAATGGGTAGAAATATGTAAAATGTTAGAAGAAAAATAATATGGCAAATGCAATAGATTTAGTAGTAGCTAAAGAAGCAATGGCACAACTCGCTGCTCTTTTATTAAAATTAGAAGAAGTTGATGCTAAAATGACAGCTATATCAGCTAACGCTATTAATTTAGGAAGAGCGGGAAATAGTGTAACATCTCCTTCTGGAGGAAGTTCTAATGCAAGCAGTAATGCGAGTGCTAATAACCAGCTTTCCCAGGCTGCGACTTTAAATAAGAAGTTAGCTGACAGTATAGCTCTTTTGCAAGCTAAAT